ATTCTTTATACTTCTCTCTTAATTCTTGATAGGCTAACATAATGCTTCCTCCCAACTGATTACTACATTGACTATCTTACCATCACTCCTAAGTTATTGCAATACTTTTGTTTTATTAAAATATGGGGTTGCGCCACCAAATGATGACACAACCCTTTGTTATATTAATCCCAACGGTCGATTTTGACGATTCGAGTAGAGTTTCCAGAAGTCACTCTTACAGTTAGATTCCATTCCTTTTCCTTAGAGTACCCGACTCCACATGCAGTAGCTTCTTCAGCATCCTCAATTGGAGTATTTTCGGTATACAACTCTAGAGTTTTACGGATTTGTCTAAGGTCTGGCTTAAGCATCTCGTTAAAGAATCCTCTTCCCTTTCCTTCTGACAGGTCTTTAACTCCATCTAGCAAGAAGAATACGTGAGTTCCTGCATGAGTGACAGGTGTTTCGTTCCATAGGTTTGGTGAGTTAGTAATCCCATTAACTTTTACAAAGCTGTTTGCAGGCACTCCCCATGCCTCACCAGAAGGTTGAGTATTGCCTCGGATTACAGGATCTTGTCCTTTTACGTAGTCGAATTCAAACACTGTAACCTTGTCTTTGTTTCTAAGAGCATCTCCTTCGTGGTGATAGATTTTGCCATTGATCTCAAGTTCAAGACGGAATGGAGTTCCTTGATAGTGGTTTACCTTCTCACTGTAGTTGTGAACGTAGAACTTGTAACGACCCTCTGGTGCATTAAATGTCCATCTCATATTTTCTACTGGAGTTTTACTGTGCTTGTCTAATCCATTCATATCTAGATCCAAGAATCCACCACAGCTACCCATTTTATAGTTGAACATAATATGATCTCCTTTTGGAGTGATGCAGTGAAGATCAAGGTCAGTTAAGCCTTCCCAGATTAGTGAAGCACGGATCTCGTTGTTCTCGTAGCGACCGCCTGCCTCTTCTACTCTTCGTTTGATCTCGCTGTCGATACCACCATGGTAGTACCAAGAGAATGTATTGTCCCATTGCAGGATGTTTTCAGAAGTGTTGTCAACGGCTGTAACAAGAGCCATAAACTTATCTTGATTGTCAGTTAAAACTTCAAGTCCATCTGCTGTTGGCAGTACTGTTCGTTGGAACTTATCCCATGTCATGACTGAAGTTGGCAATGCCATTGTGTTACTAGGAGTCTTAGCTTTAAGATGACCAAATACTCCACCAGTTGGTTTTTCTTGCAATACTTTCTCTTTAGACTGCCACATAAACGAAGGTACTTCTTCGATAGTTGCATAACGTCTTAGCAATGAGTTTTCAAGACCTAAGTCTACGATCATTTTCTCTGCTTGATTGATTGAGTTTTCAGTTGGTGCTGATTGTGAACGTTGATAGTTAGCAGGATTCATAATCTGTTCAAACTTGCTTGCGATTTCAGATGTTGGCAATCCCTCTGCAATGTTCTTCAGTAAAGTACCTGTTGCACTGCTACGAATGCTTGTGAATCCTGTAGGTGCTTGAGCGACTGCCAACCAGACGATGTTTCTTCTCTTTTCAGAGTTGACTCCATTCACTCTTTCTAACAATCCTTTGAACCATTCAGTATTTGGCTTTGCTTTATCTCCACGGTATAGTGTTTCTGAATTGATTAATGCTAATGCCTTGTCTACTGTCTCCATTGAGAAGTCTTGCAAAGCACGGTTAACCATTCCGAATTCTTCACGCTTTTGAGCCATTGCTTGTCCTGCTGAGTATAGTCTAGAACGATAAACCATTTGACTAGGAAGCTTTGCGTGAATGTGAGTCCATTCTCCAGTAACTGGATGACCTAGCGTTTTATCGTCTGATAGGAATACTCCGTTTACTGTTGATTTCAATACGAGTTCTTTCATTGCTTTGACTGACTTAGCAAAGAATGGCGGTGCATCTTTTTCGTCAAAAAGTACCGATTGAATTTCTCCGTCTTCAGAGATCGTTACCAAGTTACCGTATTTATTAAAGAAGCTTCGGCAAGCGTTACAGTTGTAATGCTGTCTTGATCCGTTTGCTTCTGGCAACTGGGCTAAATATGTATCAAAAATGCCATCTGCATTTGTTTTAAATAACTTCGCACCTGCGTTTACAAATGAATTAAAGCGATCAATTACTGCCTTTTCGAATTCTTGGTATCTGTCATTTTTCTCGTTGTAGAATTCGTTGTTAAAGCCTAGTTCAATTTTAGTCATCGTTATTGCTCCCCTGTTTTTAGTTTTGTTTGTTTTTTACTGGTTATTTACTACTTTTATAGAATAACATGTATTTTAATCATTTGCAATACATTTGTTTATTATTTAGGAAGAAAGTTTTTCAACCTCCAGTTCCTACTGCACCGCATACGAAACCGCATATGATAACAGCAATGATAAACAACACATGCTTTAGCTTCATGATATCCCCTCAAGAGTAATTGTGCTACTTAAATACTATAATACTATTAAAGACCTAGAATGTAAAGTAAAAAGCGTAGAAAAAATCTACGCTTTTTTGCAATACTTTTGTATTAATTTAAGCCCAACATTGCCAGTAACTCTTCAGATGACGGCTGATTGCTTTGTTGTTTAGACAAGAACATTTCATTGTGCTGTTTGAATTCTTTGTAGAAATCACAGTGATCCTTCATATCGCAGAGATTCACGCAATAATAGGAGTCAGAACTTTCGATACGAGAGCGATTAAATGCTTTGTCTGGATCGTCTTCCTTGGATTTAGTAATGATCGTATCAAGTGTCTCCACCAACAATCTCTTACACTCTTCGATTACCTCATCGGTCATTTCAACATCGATGTAGCAGTCGGTTACAGTGTATTTCTCTTTGATAAACGGAGGAAAAGCATCCAGTGTATTCTGGGTAGAACCCTCTTCAATCAGTTCACTTATTTTGACTGGATTGTAATTGTATTTTTGAAGGCAAGAAATTTCCGATGCGAGATCGCCTGCTTGAACAGAGTACCCTTCAGCCTCTTCTGGAGTAGTCTTTTTCATGTTCATCTTCTTGGTCAGCTTGGCAATTTCCTTCTCAAGCTGTTCAATTTGCTTCGGCACATCTTCCAAGTCCTTGCGAAGCTGATTGGACATATGAGCCACCCATAGTCGGCGTTCTGCCTTGGTTGTCTTCTCTTTACCGTTCTTTTGCATGAAGGTAATGTTGCAGTACTTCATCATATCGTAACGAATCCTAATCTTTTCAATTGGAAACTTGCGCATTTCTCCATCAATTAAACGTCCATGCTGACTTACGCCAATTGCATAGATCATAAGCTGACGAGCCTTCTCGATTAGCTTCTTGCCAGTAAATCCAGACATACTGGATGTTTTGTAATCGAGAATAACTAGATTGCCGTTTTCATCAACGTACTCGGTATCCAGATATCCTTGAAAGACATACTTTTCAATGCCTTGAAATACAGCTAGAACTGCTCTCTCATTCATTACTTTGAATGGCAAAGCCTTGATGTTCTTGAAGTAATGGCGAAGGTTTTCAATATAGCCATCCCTCTCCTTGTCGGAGTTGAATTGTAATTTTGGATCATCCTTCATCTGCCATTCAACTACCTTCTGGTTAAATGCAGGAAGCATTTCATTAAACTCCATCTTGCCCTCACGCCAATCCTGCACGATTTCATGGGCAACTGAGCCGAAGTAAGTGTAGCAGTTGTCTCCTTTGACACGGATTTTGCGGATATATTTAAGATTGTAGAGCCAACTACACTGGTCATATGTACTGACCTTTGAGAAAGACCATAGCTTGTCTACGCCCATCTTCTCTTTAATCATATTTAACTGGTCGTAACTGAGCCTCACTTCGCATTCTCCTTTGCAAATTGTTGGAAGTCATGCAGGAAGTGAGTCGCACATTTCACTACATAATACTCCTTATCTTCTTCTTCCTTGGTGTCACCAATCTTGACAGAGTTGCCTTTAAATGTCGGCTTGCCGTCTTTGTATCGGACGTTAAACATTGCTTTGTCCTTACAGCCCTTTTCACGGCACATGGTTTTAACTTCTTCCAATGTCTCTGCCAGTTCAAATAACGACTGAGATCCTTCGAACAACTTGCCAGTGAAGTCTGTTTTTAATCCGTAACACATAACTGGAATATCAAGTTCTGTTGCAACCATTCTTAATTGCAGTACCTGCGAATAGGTCAAGAATTGAGCCTCATCCACTAGGATGCAAGCCAGTTCAATTCCGTTGTTTAATAGCATGGAAATGTGAGCGAATACGTTGTAATCCTTTTCCAAGTCCAGACATTTAACTCTCAGACCTGTTCGGCTCTCGATGTATCCTGTAGCTGATCGTGAGTCGATCACTGGCTTCATTGGTAGGACAAATTCTCCACGCTCTTTATATTCATGGGCATCCATACATAATCGTGCTGTCTTTGATGATCCCATTGTTCCGTGTCGGAAATACATCTTGCTAATTTTAATCGTCCCCTTTGCAATACTTTTGCTTTACTTACCTTCGAAAACGACAGCATATCCTTCTGCCAAAATCGTTTGGTTTATAAACTCTTCTTTTAAGTAAACATCGCACAGGATGCGACCAAAATCATCGATCTCTCTGCTATGAATAATCACGTCTTGTCCCACTAATCTGGATACCAAGTACTCTTTTGATTGCTCTGCTTTGAAGCGAACATCTGCATCTTTTGCATGTAGTTCTGGTGAATTGATTCCTAGTAAACGACCGTGTGGCTTCTTAAGTGCTAGGTTAAACCCTAAGTCTAACTCAGAGAATACAACCGTGTCTCCATCGATCACTCGGTCAACATGTCCTTGATACCAGAAGAGTAAGTCTTCCATTTTCTCAATCGTAACGTTCATCATACAACCCTCCTTTGGTCTAATAATTGATGCCAGACATTGTATCCCTTATCAATTGGAGAGTCAAAGTCATCAAGTAAATCTTCGTTGTCAAAAATATAGCTTGTCTTTCTGTATTTAGAAAACTTATTGGCTGTTTTGATAAGGTACTGCTCCCCTAACAGATTGCCTTCTTCATCAGTTAAGTTGCCGTCCTTATCCTTCAATTTCATGATATCCTTGTCGAAGGCTATGACAACCTCTATATCTGCAGGCAGGTGTCTCATGATAATCTGGACTTGGACATCGCTGATTTCATGTCCTCCCACACAGCACGAATATCCTTCGTTTCTTGTCTGTGTGAAGTTCTTAAGCACTGACTTTTCAGCCTCAAAAATGACAAGCATGCCATGTTTCTTTACAAATTCAATGGCATGCGAAAAGCCGTATAGATTGTACATTTTCTTGTAGCCATTTATAAAATTCCAATATTTTGGAATAAGCAACTGCTGAATTTCTTCGTTGCTACGAGTTGTCCTTCCTGTAATTCCAACGATTGCATTCTTGTCATCAAAGTTGAAATGAGGGAAGATTATGCGATCCGTTCGTGGATCATACGCAATCTTAAATAACTCGGCTGTATGAGGCATTATCCCTTCATAGAACAGGTTGATATGAGGCACTAAGATAAAGTCGCTCATTGCCTCCATCCCAAACTTGGGAACTTCTATTTCATCAATGCTAGTGATCTTCTTGTGCTGTTTTCGGATACCCTTGAACCGTGATAACGGATCAATCTTATTTTCCTTAACAAACTTGCCTCCAAGCCCGAACATTGATTTTACAAACTGGAAGCTTTGAGTAAATGATTCATCACGCAAAGCCCCAAGCAATACGAAAATGTCCCCTCTAAGGGTATCGTCTCTGCGATACCATTGACAAAATAACGTGTCTACATTACAGGAAATTGCCGTATGATTCACAGAGTCAGCAGGAGCGCCACGAAGTTCAGATCCAGTTTCCCAAATTCTATGAATGCCTACTGCCTCAAGAACCTTTATAATTCTGTCTTTATCTTCACTAAGATACGTTTTCAATTCTTGTGCATTCATTGTCATCACCATAATCTATTATACTAGTTCCAATGTGTATTTGCAATACTTTTGTTTTAAATAAGTTCATCCATTGCTTTATTAGCCAATCCATCAACCCTGTTGTTGCCCTCGTTGTCTGAGTGACCTTTTACCTTGAGGAATTTAATGTCGTCATGACCAAGTGATAGTGCAAAGAGACGTTTCCATAGGTCTTGATTCTCAACTGGCTTCTTCTTAGAGTTAATCCAATTGTTCCTAATCCAACCCTTGATCCAAGAATTCATTCCATTGACCACATAAGCGCTGTCGCAGTAGATTTCAACAGGTATGTATCGATGCCTCTCGCTTCTAATTGCTTCCAGAGCCTTAATACAAGCAGTCAATTCCATCTTATTATTGGTTGTGTTGCGGACACCGCCGTAAATCTCCTTGTCGTGTTCTCCATACTGCAGGTACGCTCCCCATCCACCGATATTCTCTTCCTTATGATTACCCCTGCATCCACCGTCACAGAAAATGATAAATTTGCTCATAAAATCCTCCTATTGTCAATACTTTTGTTTTAATGGCTTTTAAAGTAAAGTTCGACTCCTATTTCACTTTCAACAACATCCATGACGATTCTATCCATCATTTCCTTTAACTCTGTAACTGGCTTATGGCACAAGAAGTTGTCCTTCATTGGAGCAAAGTGATTGTCGTGATACAGAGTCACAAAGCTGATAAACTCTTCCTTAGTCATTTCACCATGCTTGATTCCGAGCAACATCTTTCGCTCTTCATCCGTGTATTTCGATGCCTTGCCGAAGTCTGTAAATCCATTAGCTTCATATCGGACAAGAAGATTGAGTGTCCTAAATGTATGTAGCCCCTCTTTAGTATTCCAACCATGAGCATCAACCAAGTGCTGTGTGCCTTCTGTAGCATGGTCAAGCTTCTTCATTCTGTTTAAGAACATGCCTCCGCATGACTTGAATAGCTGTGGAAGGTTAATTTTAGCTATCTCATCAGCAACTGCAAAAATCTTGAAAAGATCTCCATCGTCATAGAATGCGAGGTCATCAGAGAAAAGCAATTCCAAATAAGCGATATTGGACTTCCACAAGAGGTCTGGTAACTTGCGGATATCGTGTACGTCATTATCCTCTGTCTTAGTAATAATCGAATTCGCATAGAACTTACCCTTATACAAGTCTTCAAATGTTGGTGCAATAAAAACCTTGTAATCCTTGTCTGACCCTTCATCTTGTAGATTGTAATTCCAACTGCCTGTATTTGATTTTAATAGTATTTTTCTAGTCATGACTGCCTCCTATTTACACAAGTCTTCGTACATTGCCTTGTATTCTCGTAACTCCTCAACTTCTTTGAGTAAATCACGATAAGCTGTTCTTAAAGCGGTTACTCCATGCACGGTCAAGAAAGCCATCATGCCTTCGACTACTTCCTTATTGTTTTCAACAAGTTTACCGTTGACGAAAATATCACCGTTATTCTCAAACTTCAATAACTCATTATTGTCAGTTCCCATGAATGAGAATGAAGGTGGAATTGGCGGTGCTAATGTTGCTACTTTAAATGGTGCTTTACTAATCCATAAGTTGTCTTTTGTATTTTCCATAATTGCCTCCTAGTATCTCATATCTTTGACGTTGCTCATGTCTTTCATAGCAAAGATTCTCTCTTCTTGCTTATCCATATCCCATGCCTCCATGAGCCATTGTGGTTCTGGATGATATTCTGTTGTGCCAAAGAAAACACGTATAATCTTCACTTCTCTATGACCTGCTACGCCCTTCCAATTGACGTAATCAAATTTTATGAAAATGTTACCTGTACGGATCATATTTACCTCCAGATAGTTATTAAAATCGCCGTTTTATTAATGAACACTTTGTTCGTATAGCGAATTAGTTATTCATCGAAATTATATCTCCACATAATAACTTCATCGCCAACGTCATTTACTACAGTTACTAAATTCACTTCCATAAACTTGTATACTTCATACTCCTTGTCTTTAGTAATGTGCAATGTTTTATTGTCCTTTAATGCTTTTTTCAGCATATTTTTTCACCTCACTATGACGTTATATATGTCTAGTACGACTCCGTATTTACTCATCTGCGGTTACCTCCCAGTATCCAACCAATGATAAACGCTATAATTCCCACTAAAACATAATGCATCTTAATACCTCCCAGAGTTGTATTCATCCCACATATCTTGATACATTGCATCAATCCTGTCGTGACAATCTTCACAGCAGAAATTGTAGTTTGATAGTTCATCGACATAAGCGCAATTGGAGTGGGCTAAGTAAGCCCTGCCTCCAAGACACTCACGGTTCTTATGTGGACACCTTCTGAGGATTGCGCAGAATAAATGCTCTCGCTTGATCTTCTTCATGATGTTAGGATTAGTTAAGATCATTTTGTGGTAACTGAACTCAATCTTAAGCATCTTCCACTTACGTTTGATTAAGAACCTTGTACGATCATTCATTCGTTTACAGTAACTTCTGCAGAGAATCCTAGCTTCTTATCAAACTTCAACTTTACGGTCATTACTTCTCTATTGAAGTTGTGATATCCATTCAAGAATTGAAGGATGCCTTCGCAAATACCTTCTGTTCTTAATGCGTGAAACTCATCTTTTCCATCGAATGGATTGAAGATTGTTGCAGAGGCTGTGATGCCAGTGTCCTTGTTGTAATTCAACTCTTTAACATCTACATGCTCTGGATGATCGTCAGAAACAAATACGCAAATTCCATCAATAACTTCTTGTTCATTTAGTGTTAGTCTCATAACTAAAATCTCCTTGTGTATGTTTTACTTGGTCTTAAAGCAACAATGATTGAAATGATGATGATTAAGAGAATAACCAATACGATTACATCCAGTATCCAAGCGATTGGCGATGCTCCGTATGCTACATAATGACCGCCGACTGGGTAAGCGTATCCCATCGGATGCATCATGCTTCCCATAAACATTCCAGTTGTAAATCCGTGGTAATATCCAAACCAACCAGATGGTGAATAACCTGCATTGTAATAGTGATTAACGTTTACGTTTCTTCCATTTACATGAGCCGTTGTTGATCTGCCAGAGTACGTTTTGCCTCGGACAGTTGATCTTCCAGAGAGAGATCCAGTCCTTGAATTACTCTTGGTTGAAGTCTTTCCAGAGAATTTACCAGTTGAAGTTGACTTGGTTGCCTTTGCTTTCTTAGAGCCACCAAAGAATGATTTGAATCTAGATCCCATTCCAGACTTACTTGAACTTGATTTGCTTGAAGAACTGGATGAACTTGACCTGCTGTAAGAACTTGATCGGTTACTTGTGTAGCTACGGCTCGGTGTGGAACGGACAGATGATGAATGGAACGATGATCCACCCCTAAATCCAATTGCATCTGCTTTCATTGCAGGAGTGAATACTCCAAGTGCTAGTACAAGCGCCAATGTTACTTTTAACTTTTTCAATTTCATCTTAATTGCCTCCTAGAATCTCATATCGTAAAGTTTGGTATCGCAGTCTGGGCAGTACATGTTACGGTTGTCCCAAGGATCATCGATGATCGCATTCTCATGAAGACAAAGACCGTAAATCTTCTCTGAATCCCTCATCCGTTCATACATAACGGTTAATCCTTCAAGCTTACCCATTAGTCTGATGTGATCGTAAATGTTATCTGACTTCTGGGCTTCAACCATTAATTCTTGCAATTCTTTAATGCTCTTCTGAAGCAGTTTCTTATGCTCAGTCCAAGCTAATTGAAATAGGTTAATCTTCATCTACCTCCTGCTGATCTCCACGACCAATGGTGTAAATGTCAACCATTGCTGTGCAGATATCGTCAGCCATCTTGTACTTAGGAACGAACATCGGGTAGACGTAGTAAGGTTCAGTTTGACCTGCGATGAATGCGCCAACGTTATAAGCGTTAACCTCTGTGTCTTTCACGACTGCCAGATAGTCACCTTTATCGTTGTAAACAAACTTGTGTGGATCAAGTTCCGATAGCTTCTCCTCATATGATTCAATGATTGATTCGATTAAATCCATTGTTGCTTCGTCAGCTATCTTTTCCGCAAGAGCGCCATAGGTATCTGCTTTGTTGCTATGGTATTTCTCACGGTATTTATCATATTGATCGTTCAACGTATCAATTGATGCTTTTAGAAATTTCGGATCTTCCATAAGGCTTCCGATCACTTTTTTAATGTCCATCATATTTCCTCCTGTGCAATACTTTTGCTTAAGTTAAAGTTTATGTAATCTCAAGCCCTGTAACTATAATAACAGGTACTTGAGATAATTGCAATACTTTTGGTTAATATCTTTTGCGAGATTTTACGACTTTTACTGCAATAATGATACCGATCGTGCCAATAAATGCAACTGCAAAGGCAAATCCAAGTACAAACTCCATCAGTTTAATAACAGCGTATATTTTCAGTAAAGTTAACATCATTTTCCTCCTAAATGTCTTGTGGTATATTACAAGTTCCAACATCTTCCATCCTGTTTCTGCCTTGATCGATGCGGAACACAAGCTGTCTGGACGTAGATCCCATGCGGTTCTTCCCTAAGAAGACAATGAAGTAATCTTCATCGGCTTTCATCTTTACTTTCTTTCCATCTTTAGTTTTTACCTCTACCTCGTTCTTACCGCCCTCTTTTTCGCTCTCCAAACTTTTTCTGACTAAAAGTAGCGTAGAAACGACATCAACGACATTTTTTGACACTCCTAGAGAATTTTGGGAGAGGAATCTTGTCATTAAAGCTGATTTGCCCAATTGATAGGTTACAAAGACGTGTAAGTTCTTATTTGACGGCTTGACTAAGTCATACAATTTCACCATATTCTGCTGTAATTGCATCCAGATTTGTGCGTTTTCATTGACTTCGTCTGTGTCAGCCTTAAGTGTATCAAGGATGAAATACTTAATTCCATTGATCGCAGACTGCTTTTTGATTGTCTTAATAGCCTTCTTCATGCTAAACGAGTTAAAGTTTATAAATGTAATATTTCCTTTATTCATCTGCTCGTCTAGCCAATCAACTCCTGCTTTAAGTGTTGCTAGTTCTTCATTAGAGAAGTTCCCTTGGTTGAACCTCATTTTCTGGAAGTCTCCACCAGTAACATTATTAACAGCCCAAGTTATAATCTCTTTCTTCCACTTGACGGCATCTTCCTCATTGGCAAGAATCATAAGCTTCTCTTCATATGAGATCATTTCTGGAAGGATCTGCGACAAGGCGAAGAATGTCTTACCAATTCCCGAATTCGCAGAAAGAAGTGTCAAATTACCCAATGCCATGCCGTTTACGTATTCAGTTAACAATGACGAATGATAAGGGAATCCACGCATTGCTCCTTCGTGAGCATCTTCTACAACCTGCCACAGTCCAGTACTTAAGTCTTCTACCTTCTCTTCTACATCCACATCTGCAAAGATACTTGCCAGAGTCCCTTCTAGAATCTCCTGTATCTTATCCGTAGACATAGCCTTGTAACCGTCAAACTTCTCCATGATAGGGAAGCCTAAATCATGAAGTTTTAGGAGTGCATTGAACTTCTTAACGTCCGTAAGGTAGCTGTTAAAGTTCTCTTCCTGTATAAACGCCTTTCCGTTTGCGATGGTATCGTATCCACCTGCTTCATCAAACATCTTTTGAAGTGCTTCGTTCTCTGAAACACGCAGACCCACCACAATATCATCAAGTACAACTTTACCAGATTTGATTAGAGGTTCTGCAATGGCAAAGTACAGCTTCCAAACAGGATCGTGGAAATCATCCACTTTAAGATTGCTGTCAAAGTAAAGTTCAGTGTTTTTGTAAATCGATAGTACTACATAGCTTTCCGCAGTATTCTTGGTCTTCTTAAGCATGTCCCTAAACTGATCTTTAGGCGACTTCTCAGTTGCAGTTGTCATAGTGATCCTCCCAATAATGCTGAAATATCATCAGCAATCCCATCTTGCTTGGTTTCTTCTTTCTTCTTACGCAATGCTTCTTTGTAGTCAAATGCAGGCTTAACCTCTTCTTGGTCAAGCTTCTCATTGGCTTTTCTCTGGGTTTCAAGCCTCTTGGCAACATCGGGTATCTCCCCGACCACAAAACGCATACAGCCGTCAATTTTGTGCTTGAAATTAACGAAGTTAGTAGTGTTTAAGTAACTTTGTAGCTTCGGATTTACCACCTTTAGGGCTATAAGGATTGTTTCAAACGAATATCCTCTTGGAAGCACACGGACATTCGTAGATGATGGGTAGTACATTCCCACACGCAACCCAAGAAGTCTTTTTGCTAAATGGCTATGCTTATCGTCTATAGCACCTGTTTCAATGCCAAGAATGCTCTTTTTGAAGTACTGATAAACATCGTCCCAAGCACTATTCTCAACTGCACGTAACTCAAAATCTTCAAGTCCCTCGTTGTATTTGCTGACACAACCAACATGAAGCTTCCTATTCCAGTTTCTAACCTTTCCGTTCCTGCCTGCCAACGGCACTTTCTTTGTAACAAGGTCATTAAACCTTTCTATCATCTGGTCGCAGTAGTAACACTTAACTGCTTCATATTCATTCTTCTTTTTTCTCTTCTTTTTCTCAGCCATAATAAACACCATCCATTGCAATACTTTTGTTTTAATGAAGAGGACGGAGACTAGGCAGTTACCTGCACTAATCCCAACGCTTCTTCTAAAATTGTTTCAATTTGATTGAATTGAGTATAATCAATTCTTAGGAGATTAATATTGTTTTTAATACAATATTCAGTTTTAATTTTGTCTCTTAATTGCGTTTCTTTGAGCGACTTTTCTCCACCCCATGCTTCGTTAGCCATAAAGTGCTGTTCACCATCGTATTCAACTAAAACAAAACTATCATTCACCATTAACTTGAAGTCGAATGGCAATGGCTTTATGTTCCTGCATTCTGGCAAACGGTATTCTCTAATGTAATCAATGCCAGTGCTATCGAGAAATGATGCTATACGTTGTGCGCCTTTACTGTCTTTAATTGAACACAAAGGACATCTAGATTTATTATATAAGAAGTCGCTTGGTCTTGGACTCCAGATGTGTCCACAATCATTATGCTTCATTTCTATTTTTCCATGTGATCTATCATAGCGACCCAAGACAGTATATTCATTACCGACTTTCTGAAAAACATCATTCTTGAACTCTTCTGTAGTTTTCGTATGCTTTCCGAAGCAATGATCGCATCTTGAACCTCTTAGAAAATTGTTTGGGGTAGGAAGCCAAGTTTCTCCGCATGTATTATGCTTAATTTCAATTTCAGTCTTGCTACTCTTATATGTTCCTACTATTGTATATTCGCTCCCAACCAAATCTCTTACTTGTGCAACAAAGTGTTCATGGTTCTTTTTATTCTTTTCTCCTATAGATTTTGAACTACACTTCTTACACGAGCCACCATTCTTTATAAAGTATCTAACAGACACTGTATCTTCTGTGTTACAGGCTACATGGCGAACTTTTATACCTGTTCTCTCGCCTGTGTATTCACTAAGCAAAATATACTTATCTCCAACTGCCTCTTTAAACTCTTTTGCAAATTCCTCATGTGTTTTTTTATTACTGGTTATTCTTTCAGTTTTTTGTCTTTCAGCACATTTTGGACATCTTCTTCCACGAAGAAACTTATTTGGTGAAACTAGATATTCGTAGTTGTCACATCGATCATAATTGTGTTTCATTAGCAAATGCTCAGATGATTTTATGTAAGGAGATAGCACTGAATACTCTTCCCCTACCAGTTCATTTACTTTTGCTACAAATTGATCGTTATTTCTAATTCTCTCCATGATAGTCAATCCTCTGCTATGTAATATAAAACCAAGGAGTAATTTGTACCCCTTGGTTAGTATATTACTACAAAAGATTACACATTGCAATACTTTTGTCTAAATTAAATTGCGTTAACTTTTGCAATGATTTCTTCAAGCCTTTTAGCCTCTACTGCGCTAGGCTCAAGAGGGTTCTTAATTCCTGCCTCTTGGATCAATGCAACAGCAGTTTTTTGATGCTCTGCTGATTTACCCATAGCTTCTTTAAGCTTATCTACAGTAGTCTTTTCGTTTTCACGATCCTCTTCTTCAAGTGCATCAACTGCCTTTGAAGAATCGCTTGACAAGCTAGTAGATAACTTCTCTGCTCCCTTACGAGACTCCAAGAATGGCTTCCAGATTTCATAAGAAGGATTATCTACGATATCTCCAACTTTTTTAACCTCAGTCCTGTCTTTGAGTACTTCTGCTTTGTATAGGAACTCACCAGTTTTTGATTTTTCAACAAATAACTTAAGAATTAAATCGTAATCATAACTGGCATTTTTTGCCATAATTGGCTTGAATCCAGTAACAACGAATTGATCTCCAACTTTTGTCTTCACGTCTTCGATTTGTGCCACGCTGACCACATTTACTCCCTTTGCAGAAAGATCAATTTTCAAGTTTTGCAAACGAATTCCAATATTCTTAATGCGACCATATCCACGAATAGAAACGTTCGTATCGTTTACGTCAGCACCCTTTTTACGAGCCTTCTTTTCTTCAACTGTCAGTACAGCATCATTTAGATTCTGGAAATATTTAGTTTCAGAGTCAACAACCAGTGTGCCTACAGCGCCCTCTTCGTCTTCAACGAGTTCTTCAATTTCCTCAATAGCCTCTTGCAGTTCATTGAAGTCTTGAGTATTAGCTACTCCCAATAGGTTCTTGCCATACTGTCCACCCTCGTAAAGACTAATCCCATTTTCACTATCAAGGGCAAAAATTTTAGGGAACGAAAGACCGAAGCGTGATTTTCCGACACCAGTTTCTCCTAGAATAAGAACTTTAAGACCTAACGCTTTAGTTGAAGGTTTACGGAACATTGACATAATCTAATTACCTCTTTCTTTTCTTTTAGTTTTAGTTTATATTTGCAATACATTTGTTTAAGGGAAGTCTTACAGGCAGAGCATGCTCCCCTTGTTTTAACCTGCTATACAGCTTTCAATAATATTATTATGGTAAACTTGCTTATTCGTTACCTAGACCAAGTGCGCCCAACCAAGAGTTGTCACCAGTGTCATTTGAAGTCTCTTCAGCGATTGAAGATAGATCAATTGAGCTTTCTTCTTTCTTCTCTTCTTCAATTACAACGATTAAATCTTCTGGCTTGTACTTGTCATCGTTAACATCCATGCGAATCTTAGTAGCATCGTCTTTGTCTTTTAGGATGAACGGACGAGTGAATACTAGCTTAGAAACCTTGTTACCACGAACAGTCATCTTGTCCATAGCCTCTTCTTTTGAGTAAAGACCCATAGCGATTAACTCTTCAACATCTTTACTTAGCTTGATGTCTTTTTCGTTTACTTGTTGTTGCTCGTATCCTTCGAAGATTTGACCTTCTACAGCGATCTCACGAACTTTATTCTTCTTCACTTTGAACAGCTTCTCAACGATTGTTTGAGTAACAGTAGGATTGGCTTGGTCGATTTTAACTGTGATCGGGAAATCAAACAGCATGTTCTTACCAATCTTCTTGCCGTTAACCTTACCTACATAATCTACAGCACGAGCATTGATGGTGATTTCGCCAGTCTCTTTAGCGTTTTTGATTGACTCTTTTGTAAGAGAATCTTCATCAATAACCACTGTTTGTACGAAGTTTGCGAATCCTTCTTCTGCTTTGCTCAAGAAGATATCGTTGATTTGGAATTTACGTTGAGTTTCCTCTTTATATGTGTTGAATGAATATGATCCTTTTGCCATAACCATTGTGTCAGCAGTAAGATGTTCTTTGATGTATGGGATTGCATCGTATGCAGATAAGAACTTCTTAACTACTAGCTTGTCGTCTTTATCACGGATAAGACCTACTTTGATTACGTTAAATTCGTTGATCGTATCAACAATTGATTCGTTTAGACGGTCAGCCCATGCAACCTCAACGTTACTGCTTTGTCCGTCAACTGGCTTTGTACGAACCTTGATTGGGTAGTTCATTGATGGTGAATATCCACCCATCGCCTCTCCGAAGATTCGATTGCCTTCTGCTGTCTCGATGCCAAGGTTTAGACGGCTATAAATGTAGTCAGAGTGCTGAGAACTCTTATCGAGAGTGAACGTATTCTCGTTAATTGAAGCCTTCCCCACGATTGTTACATAAGATTTCCCTTTTTGTAGTACTTGCTTTGCTTGTTCTGCCATAATAAAATTACCTCTTTCTGATTTTAGTTTATTTTGTACTTCTGATTAGAAGTGATTAACCTCTTTAAACCAACAATTGCAATACTTTTGCTTTAGTTACAATTTAATTATTGGCTTAATTACTTCAATCACTTTTTAATCAGTGACCTTGACGAAGGCTTGTATTTTCGACCACCTTCGTCAGCAGTCACATCTTCTATTGTAGCAAATTCAGTTTATATTGTCAATACTTTTGTTTAAGGTTTTGGTAATAAACAGTCATGCCGAACTGTACGAAGATCAATGCTATATTCAAGAATTCAGTTGCAACGATCCATACGTTTGTTCCACTGATAATCATGTTGCCAGTGACCATCAACAGCCCTGCGCCAAGTACAATGAACAGCCATCGGCTAATTCCAGTCGCATCCTTAACCTTGTATAGATGAACCATTTGCGGAACATAAGCCGTCAGTAAAGCGATGCTACCAACTAATTGAATGTGATTTCCTACCACTGATAATGGGCTTTGCTTCAAATCGATGATTAACATCAATACGAGCGCTACTGCGATCTTTACAATCTTCATATTAACCTTAATCTCTTCGCCTCTAAGCTTTTTGCAGTAGATTACTAATCCCAATGTGTACCAAGCGCCAAGTGCATTCAAGCCTTGCGTAATGATTACTGGAAGTGATGTTCCCTGCAAAATCATATTGACTAAGATAGCCGTGCATCCTGTCCCAATCATCGTCCAGAACAAGAGTGAAATTCCTGTCGGGATCAGTGTTTTGTGAAGCTTAATGATTTGCGGTGCGTATCCTCCAAGAAGTAAGACTGAGCCTGCTGTCTGGAGGATAAGACCGATGAGAATCAATGTTGTCAAATTCATTTCACCTCTGGTTCAAAGAACTTAATTTCTGTACCACTGTATGTCTTATAAACGATCATGTATGGTGTCTCCATACCTTCTTCTTGAACTGGGAATCCAGTGTAATCAACGATAATTCCTTCTTTGTTCCCAGACTTCAATTGAAGCGCCTTGACCATTTCACTATTTATTTTGATCGACTGCGGAATACCAAGGTTGATCGATACGTTTTGAAGATCCTCGTCAAGCTTTCCAACTAAATCGATTAGTCTCGCAACATCTGCAGGAACAAGATCAATCACTTCTGCCTCTTCTGGTTCTGGTAATACTTCTGCAGGTTGTTCAATTTGTTCTTGCTCTGGTGTTACATCTTTTCGTAAACGTCCGTCAAGATTGTATCGAACCAACGGCTTCCCTTCAACAACAGCCACTAGCTGATGGCTAAGACCATCCATGTGGATCTTAATCATGTCTTCAACGCTTGTTGCTCCTGTAAACTGATGAATAGCTTGCAGGTTATCTTGATTTAGCATTTCTGCATAATCAACCTCAATGTTTAATGTAATAATGCCCTTCAATTTCTCAACATCCTCTCGTTTGTCCTACTTAACTAGTTTAACTCATTTTCTCTTTAATTGCAATACTTTTGCTTAATTAATTAGCTTTGAAATTATACAATGGTTTGATGATATCTGTGATAACAATCGTACCATCAACGTTGCCAATTATCTCTTGCATTGGCTTGTAAACCATAGGTGCTTCATCAAGCGTAGATTCCCCTACAGAAGTAGTCCATACATCCTTCATGGTGTTTTTGAACTCGTCTACATTGAGTCTCTTTTTTGCTTGTGATCGTGACATAACACGTCCTGCACCATGAGGCGCAGAGAAGTTCCAGTCTGGATTTCCAAGACCTTTTGCAATGATACTTCCGTCTCTCATGTTCATTGGAATAATCAATCTCTCGTCTTTCTGAGCCGAAGTCGCCCCTTTACGAAGAATCATATTATTCATGTCTATGAAGTTATGAATGCTATCAAAACGATCATACATTAGCCATCCCATGTTGGTCATGATTTCATGAGACATTGCCAGACGATTCACATAAGCGTACTGCTGTGCGATCCTCATATCATGCATGTAATCAGCAAATCCTTCGCCCTCAAGGTAAGCCAGTTCCTTCTTGATCTTAGGAGATTTTACACCACGCAAAGCATCGTGAATTTCGTGTTCTCTTCCTTCTGCTTTCAACTGAGCGATGATTAAGTCCTTTTCAGACTTAGTATCAATCAAGCGATCATAAGCAAGGTTTTGGTAGTATTCTGCCACCTGTTTCCCAAGGTTACGAGATCCACTGTGAATTACAAGGTAGATACTGCCGTCTTCACCTACATTTAACTCAACGAAGTGATTCCCACCGCCAAGAGTACCAACACTTTTCATAGCACGATCTTCATTAATCGGCGCTCGTACTTTATCCAATTCAACTAGATTAGCAGTGTAGTGTGGATTGTTTCGGATGCTGAAGCCACTTGGAACGTACTTACGGATGACTGAGTCTAATTGGTCAAAATTAACTTCGTCCTTCGTTGTAGCGATCTTTGTAACTGCCATTCCACAGCCGATGTCAACCCCAACAAGATTTGGAACGACTTTGTCTTGGATCGTCATTGTTGTACCAATCGTACACCCTGCTCCTGCATGTGTGTCTGGCATGATTCTGATCTGACTGTCCTTTGCAAATTCTTGGTTGCATAATTCAATGATCTGACTCATAGCCGTTTCTTCTACGTTGTCTGTGAAAATCCTTGCTGAGTTGTGTTTTCCTTGTACTTCAATCATCTGAGTACCTCCTAAGTATAATCGATGTTTTCCGTAATTGCAATACTTTTGTTTTAAAAATCTTTGAAGAATCGATGTGTTAAATCATGCTTGTTGCCAAATGACTCTAATCCAAAGTAGAGGATGTCACCAGTAAAATCTACCAGTGCCACCATATCTTCTCCTGTCTCACCATGCTCACCAACACTCTGGACGACATAATCATCGCCAGTCTCTTTATTTGTCCAAATATCATGCTCTCTAACATCTAAAAGATCTAACATAAGAATCCTACCTCCTATTGTTATTTATCTTTGCATTAAGTCACGAGTTAATCTAAGGTACATTGTCTGCATCAAAGGTTCTTTAGAATGCATTAATTGCTCAAAAGAGATCCATTCACAATAACCCAATTCTTCCAGAGCCGTACCATCGCCAATTGCTTCGACTTCCTTGCATCCATTGTCCATATCAACAGCAAAAAGATACATAATGTTGTCTGATGCCTTGCTTGGTTTGGATGTTCCAAGAGGAACAATGTTTTCTACAGGTACTTCATACCCACCCTCTTCAATCAATTCACGCCAAGCCGTAATAGCAGGTGGCTCGTCAATCTTATCCATACCGCCCATAATTGCACCCAGTTCAGCTTCATCTGAATGAGCAGGACATACCTCAAATCGACCAAGGAATTGAAGTTCCTTGAAACCCCACGAATTAACTACTACACGTCTGAATGGAAGGATCGCTACTCCTGCACTATTACACCAAGGTGCGGTTGAATAGATGTATTTTACACCGTTTTCAAGAGTTTTTTCTTGTACAGCTAACCATTTTGAGTGAAATAATTCTTTAATATCTGACATCATTCTGCCCCCTGCGCCATTTTTTTATAGAAATCAATGTTCATTAATTCTTCATGAAGTTCTTTGTGGTCAAATCGAATTTCATCTGGCACTTGCCTTTTCCATTCTGTAATTTGATTTGCTACTAATAGTTTTCTAACGCTTGTTGCAGACAGCAAGTCCGCATTGCGATTAAGTATCACATGACTGACCTTGTCGATATCTTCTGGCTTGAACCAATCACTTCTCTCTTCGTCATTTCCGTAGACAAAGCAATCGACCTTGTGATTGACTCCGTAATGACCTCGCCACATATCGATCTTTTGCAAAAGGAATTCTCCCCATTCCGTGCTATGATCGTCTTCATGAGTCATGTCGTCTGTGTGAGCCAGAAGCAAATCACCGTTTTCAATTTCATGTTCGAATACCTTGCGGATAAGACTCATTCTTGTATATAGGTTGAATGGATTTCTAGCCGTTCCACTCTCTTGCGAAGAGCCAACCATAAGGATGACCCTATCGCATAGTGTTAGAGCAGTTCTAATCATTTTTTCATGTGAAGCATGGATGTGCTGAAATCTCCCAATTACAAAACCCAAGTTAAATGTAGTCATAATTTCCTCCTATATATGCAATACTTTTGCTTAAGAATATTTTTTTTCGAACTCTTTGACAAGATCGTTAATAGAATCAGAAAGCACAATACGCTCTTGTAGTGGCTGATTCAAGTTTTTCAAGGCACGGAACTGAGTTACATTCCAGTTTGCCATCTGGAATAGTGGAGAATTATTTCCATTATGGAAGTAGATTGGTTGATATAAGTTTTGAATAATCAAGTCAAAAGACTCACGTTCGACCACCAATTCTCCTGCTTCGTTGCGGATTACTGCTACTGCATCTGGAATAGATCGCTTCAACGGATTCATACCAAACTTCATACGTGGTGCGCCATTTGAGAATGCTGTTTTCATCGCAAATCCTAATGTATCACGGTTAATGTGATTGTAGAATCCACCGCCAACTCCATAAGATACAAAGTCTAATGGCACTTGTCGCATCTTAAAGAAGAAGTCTGTGCGCTGAATTTTTTGGTAACTCATTCCCTCTCCGATGATCGCTGATACGTTTGTGAGATTATTTTTTTGTACCTGCTTGTATACCTCAACTACCTGCTCATTCACGTCACCAGAGTCTGGACGAATAACAATGTGAATTCCTTTTTCCTGTGCATGTTTTGAAATTGGTACAAGATACTGTGCGATGAAGCGATCTGCATCGTATGTGTCGATTACAAGAGCAACAACTTTTTCTCCTGCATCTGCTGTAGCATCAATCGCATGAATATATCCGTCATATTCAACATCGTACTGCTGAGTTACTTTGTGAGCCAGTGCGCTGATAGAACCAATTTTAGCTTTTGGAGTATGAATCAATGAGTGAACATCGTCAGATCCAAACAAGAATAAGTTCCATGCTGTGCTTGCCCAGTAAGCATCCTCTAAGCTTCGGTGTCCTCGGAATCCAAAGCTATGTATTCTGGTTAAGAAGCTTTCGTCAAAATTATTTTCTGCCTTTACTTCTTCAAGGTATCTGCGCATATGGAATGCTTCAGTTGCTGTGCCACATGGGAATGATGATTGTAGAAAAATTCCTTCTAGCCATGTAACCAGTTCACCGAAACCGACCACTGTGTTTCTGATTTGCGCAAATGGAGTTCCTGTTGGACACCAAGTTCCCTCTTCAAGAGATTGAACCATGATTGGAAAATATCCGTTAAATTCGTTTACTACACGTTCGAACAATTCAATTGGAGCAACGATATTCATTGTGTTCGACACACTCTTAAGCTGATCGACCATCTCCTGTGTAATCTGGATTGTTAGAATGCTGTTGACCATTTCAGAGAATCCGTACAGGATCATCCCTGCTGAACGATTGTAGATGTGAGACACTTCAAAGTCAGTGTTTACCTTAAGGCGCTGATGGCTGAAATTGTACGCATCTGTAAGTAGTAGTGGGTTTGAACGTAAGTCTTTTAACATAAATTTTCCTCCTGTTGCAAAACTTTTGTTTTGCGTTATATTTTAAAATTTTTATGTCTATTACTTATTAAACGATTAGGTACGGAATATTAGTTTCTTCGTCAAGTCCAATCTTGTAGAAATCATCGCCAGTAGACTCTACATCGTATTCGAATACCAGTACAAGTCCTTTTTTTAGGTCTGCGCCAAGGCTGATTACGTTTTTAATACCGAGGTTTTCACGAACAACGTCTGCTGTAGCTTTGACAAGCGTTTGGTATAGTGGGTGATCGTCACCAAAATTTCTGCGCATGTCACTTAGAGCAATAACATCCTCCAGTAATCTTTGGTCATGGGATGTGTAGAATCCTGTTGCGTAAACTCTTTCTTCCTCTTGTTCGACATCAGCAATCATCTCATCAAGAATTTCTTCTACCGTTTCTAAAAAGCTTAAGAATGCGAGTCCTTCGATTACTTCTTTCATTGCTTGTTTGTAAGTTTCGTTTGTCATGGTTGTTATGCCTCCAGTTTTTTTACCATTTCTAATGGATCAATCTTTTCTACGCCACCACAATCGGTTGACCAGATTCTAAACCTGTTTCCGTTTGTGAATTCAACAACTACCCTTGCACACGACATATCAATTTCATTGTTATTGATGATATCGTAGCCCATTCTGTATTCATGTCCAATTTCATCTTCTAGATAAGCATCTTTTACGATGTCAGCACCGAAGATTGACATGGCGCTCAGTAGTACTTGATTATTTGTCATCCCTTGCTCCCCTTACCCATTAATAAAAGTTGAATTTCATTAATTGCTATTTTCAAAACCAGATGATTAATTTTTCGGCTTTCATAAGAATTACTTGCATTCTATTTTTTTAAAGCGCCTTTAATTACCGTAACCTCTCAAGCCTTCTTTCCTTTACGATCTTTCTGTGTGTCTCTGCAATTGACCATTGAACGATTTCTTCATTGGTCACTGACACTTCTTTGTCTATGAGAATCCTTGTGTAGATTTCACCTATCTTGATCCAAGTCTGATCGCTCAGATTAAGATTGCGAAGGTTTTTCTTCTTTCGTTTCCAGAACATCTTCTTCCTCCTCTACCATAGCCGTAACTCCCATTGTATGGATGAATACAGATGGATCGTCATGACCCTGCTTCTTGAGATCGTCAGTGATGAGTTTTTCAACATCTGACTTGCTGTATCGGATAACTTTCATCGTTGCCCTCCCGATGTATTAATAGTAACACTTTCCTTAGTATATTGCAATACTTTTGTTTAATTAGTTTTTAGAAGATTTTCTTTCCAAAGACTTGATATAAGCATCTACTTCAGCCTTTGTTTCTTCCCAAGTCTGAGTAGTATCAAATACCTTCATTTCGTTCAGTAAAGGTCTCAATTGTGTTTCAGTTTTTCCGTTTAAAACTACGTCAACATTAACGTTATCTTCTCCGTCACGCTCTTCAAGGCGTTGAATTGCAACCTCTTCTGGACAGTATACCATTGCTTGCTCATAACCAGACTCAATAAGGTACGCATATTCCAACAGCTTCCTTGTGTCTGCGATCACAACCCTTGGATGCCCCTCGTCTTCAATACGCTTAAGGGTTTCCTTGATCCAGACCAACATATCGACTTCCCGAAGCTTTTCTCCAATAGCAATCAGAAGATCCCTGTCCTTGATTTTCATTCCGAAAAGTTCTTCTGCCAATTGGTAAATTCTGTCTGCAAAGTTATACATGACGAATCCATGGCGGTCACAGAGATACGATGCTATTGTACTCTTACCGCTTCCTGCGATGTAATTGTTTAATGATAACTTAATAGGCGTTAGTTCTTTTGCCATGATGTGTCCTCCAATTTAATATTTGCCATAAGGCATTTAGAACAACTCCTTCATGCGTTAGTGAAATGCGTAGGCGTAGTGATGTGCGTAGGCGTTAGGCGTTAGCCATATTACCTCTCAACGTAGATCGTGAGATTCTTTCGTCCCCACGCTCTGGCTTTATCGCCAGTACTCATGTAGACATCGATATGATATCCGTTGATCGCACCGCCAGTATCTTCTGCGATGTACGTGCCGTTTCCAAAAGCAGGAATCCTCACCTTTGTTCCGTAAGGGATAATACTAGGATCGACAGCAATTGTACGCCCTGCAGTCGGGTATGTGCCTGTAGCCGTATGTGGCTCTCCGTCACTTCCCTGTGAGTCGCCAATCAGACTGTAGCCTGTTACAACAACGTTCATCTTCTTCCAATTACTGTAACCGCCATTACTGCTACCACTCGCCTTGGCAACAGGCTTGGAATATACCTGTGCTTTAGGTGGTTGGGTAGACGTGTGTTCCTTTGCAACAGAATGGCTAATTACTTTTTTCTAGATGCTTGTAACTTTGTCTGCTTTAGCATCTGCTGAAGCTGTGCGTACTGTTCCGCACCAGACTTCAACTTTAGGTTCAGCTTGGCATTGTCCTTGAGCAATTTATCGTTTTTGGATTTCAAATCCATCTGATCTTTCTTTAGATCGCCAATAACATTATTTTGATTTTTTAACGATTTCTCATGTTGAACAATTTCTTCTCTCGCCTTGTTCAGTTCGTACTTACTATCTCTCACTGTTTGAGCGCTAAATACTAGCGACCCACAAAGTACAATATTCATTACTGAACTAATAACAAGTGCTGATCCTCGGACACTTCCTCTCTTAAATAATTTTGTATTCATAATATCAATTCCTTTCCGTGCAGTGCATTACTGCACTTAAACATTATAACATAATTTGCAATACTTTTGCTTTACAATTATGTTACAAACGAGTTTAGTTATAACTCGGTTCAGTCTTGTCTGTACGGATGGTTTTAAACACTGGGAAACGTAATGAAAGGCTTCCGTGTTGATCTTGTGATTCTTCAAAATATTGTACTTCTATGATTTTACCAATCATTTCATCTGGATTCTGCCAGATCGTTTCTCGCTCTTCTTTGGTGTATCCACCACCGACATTTACCCTAAAGTCTCTATAGTCAACGACTAGACCGCCAAGCTTACCTACGTTCTGTCCATCGCCTTCATAGAATCCTGTTACTCGTAGATCGGCTGACTGCATTACCTTCACTTTCAGTATGTCCATGGTGCGTTTTAGCTGATATGGTGCATCGGCAAGTTGTACCATGATTCCTTCTTCTTCTCGCTCACAAGCTTCTTCTGAAAGTGTCTGGATGATTTCTTCATCAAACATTCCAACATATAATGGAGCAACATACTTCACCAGACCGTTGCTGTACTTTTCAATGACACCTGCCAGAGCATTCTTACGTGATAAACAATCTGTTGAGCATCCACCCTTTTGGAAATCGGATATGGGCAACATGTCGAACGTATGGAATTCGATGCCTGTCTTAGATCCCTTTGTGCGGACGATCTTCTGAGTCTTCTGGAATAGTTCCTTAGAGTTTAATCCTTCGTCATTAGAAGCAAGTAACTCTCCGTCATATACAAATCCTTTAGGAAATGCCTTAAATGCCTCTATGACCTCTCCGTAGCCTTCTAGCACTTGTCCACTTCTGGAGAACAATTCGATCTCACCATTTTCCTGTGTGAATACTACACATCGGTTGCCGTCAAGCTTTGGTGTGGCGATCACATTCAGTCCAACGTATCTGAGGAAGTTCTTCTTCTCTTTCTTATTACCCTTGCTGTCACGCTTAGTGTCGATGTACTTCTCAGCAAGCATCACATCGAATGTCGGGATGAAGTCGAATCCGAATGCCTTGTTGATCGTGGATTCTGTGAAGCCGAATTTCAGAGTTTTGATCGCCATTGCTTCATATAACCACCGTAAATCTTCTGGCTGTTTCGAAACATATTCTTGTATGGTCGCAATGTCTGAATCTTTTCCAGTACATTTATTCTGTAAAAAGCTAAACAATTCTGCATCCGTGACGATAGTACTATCAGCAGGAGATTTAACCTGTTTTGCCAGTTTCTTCTTGGCAATGTTTGTTTTTAAAAAAGGATTGAAGATTTGGTTTAACACTTCTTTAAGCAGGGTATTGTCTTTGTGTGAGGCAAGGATAGCTTCTTTCTCTTTCTTACTAGAAGTGGAATTGACCTGTAACAAAATCTCGGCAACGTTTTTCATAATAGACCTCCAAATGTTTTAGTTTAAAAGATTACTAGGTACTTGTTTGATCGTTTCGTCAAAGTGCTTGGAATACATAATGATTTTCTCAGATGCCAGACTGACAACTTCATCGTGTTCGATTTGCAAGGCGATCTTTTCCATCTCGTCCATTGCAGAGATCACACCACTAAATGCTTCTCTAGCATTAACATCTAAGGTCAAGAGAGAAATTGCTTTTTGCAATTCTAGCTTGGCTTGTTCGATTATGTCTTCAAGTTTTTCTAATGCTTCAAAATCAGATTGCTTTTGATTGATTTGGTTCATGGTAGATCACGAATCCCTTCTCTAATTCTTCTTTTCTTTCTCTCCATGTTTGTGCTACTGGGCAAACCTTACCGCTTGTATAATACGCTTGGTAAAGGTCGGCTACTGCTTCAACGTCACCGCCGTTAATCTCTAGCTTCATCTTTGCGTTTTCCACCAGATCATCAACAAGGTGGTCACGGACGAAGTCACGAGCGATGCGTTCCATAATCACTCGCATCATCTTACGGAACACTTCGTTGCTACTATCGTACATGGGAACAAGTTCAAGATATTCAACGCAGGCGTTTCTATCGAAGTCGGTATGTAATACTGTTCGTCTTGTTTCAACGAACCCGATCATCTTCCCTCGCAACTCGTTACAAGTCTTGACGAGAAGATCCTTATGTTCTTGCTTCTCCTGTGTTAATGCTCCAAA